TTTGGACCAACAGATGATAATGGTAACTTATTAAGTCCATCATCAAAACACTCAAAGGAGTATCTAAAGTTCTCAATCAAAAACAATGTATCGGTTGATAATACAATTAATGTATTAGAAAGATATGCATCTGAAGGTAAAATTTCTCCAGATTTGGCAAATTCGGTAAAAGCTCATAAGCAAAGATTAAATGATATTTTAGATGGAATGGAAATCCCATCAGAAGAAGCATCTAAAGCTGTTGATGAATCTTATGCTAGAATGTTTGATGATTTGATGAAACAAAACCAAGACCTTGCATCTCGTATGTTGAAACAATTTGCAGAAATGAGATTGTATGATTCTGAGATTGCTAAAGGTGATGAGGCTTATTTACCTGGTGATGGTTCATTCCCTGCTGGGGATAAGTTGGTATTCAAAGATGGTGCCGGTGGTACTGAAAGGGTATCTTTTGTTTCGGTAAAGTATGGTAAAAATGGGGATGTATATGGATGTCCGGCAAACTCCAAAGCACTACAAACTTTACACCCAGACAAAAACAAAAGAGATAGACAAGGTCAATACATTGGTGAAGGTGGATACACTTTGGCTGTAAATGATGAATTGATATCAGATAAAGAAACTACAAAATCAACAATTAAATCTATGATTGGTGAAATGCCCGATGTTCAAGGGGTATTCTCTGAAGAAGAAATTGATAAAATCTCAGATGTAGTTACTCAAACCAAAGATAGAGTTAATCAACTTAAAGCCAGATACGAAAAAGATGGTAAAATGGATAAAGTGGGTTGGGGTAAATTACAAAAAGATTTACTTAAAGACCCAACGATGGTTGAGTTAAATACAAAACTAAAAGATGTAGTCTCAGTTGAAAAGTTCTCTAAGATAATTGGTTCTAGAAATGGTAGAGTTGCTGAAAAATATGATTTTGGAGCTGCACACTTTATGAGTGGATTATCATTTGCAAACCAAGTAGTAACATCCAATGGTTATGAGGGAGTAACTCATAACAAACAATACTATGATAATGGTACATTGAAAAATACTACGGTAGCTGGGACAACCGATAGAGATGAATGGTACATCAATTTTAGAATGTACAAAACCGCCGGTAGAGGTGGTGGTGGAGCACAAATATCTTATATTGGTAAGGAACTGAAGGAGAAATATGGAGATTCTCAAATTGGAGAGTTGAAATAGTACCCCAAAAAAATAATCTGATATTTATAGGTACTAAAACATACCCTAAATAGGAAATTATTATATATGAAAACACAGTTATTATGTACTTTTACAACAAAAGAGGGGTTACAAAAGACACTGCAGGATATTAGAGAGACTTATGTAATTGTATATAATTACATTTATATACTTCAGAATAAATCGGATTTGGAAGAATTATATGTTACTTACAACATCAATACCGAATTCAAACCACCTCAACCATTAGAGGATACAATCCTTATCCATAGAAAAAAAGAATCAAATACTTTATACACTATCAATGCTTTAAACCAATTGGTTAAAGAAGAGAATGGTGGTATTTTAGATAAAACTTTTGTAATTGATTGGAATAAATTCAAAAACTCAATTATACTTACTAATACGGAGGGTACGAAGAGAATTCAGACTCGTATCTTTGAGGTTATAGAATTTAATCAAAATTAATAGAAATAGAAAATGATTGTAAAGAATGGCTCAAAGGGAGATGTTGTAAAACAAATCCAAAAAGTATTAGGTTTAACAGCTGATGGTATCTTTGGTAAAGGTACTGAAGCTGCTGTAAAGGCATGGCAAACTAAAAATGGTTTAGCCGCAGATGGACTTGTAGGTCCAAACACATTAGCAAAAATGGGAATTAAAGTTGAAGCTGCTTCTGCACCAACTCCAAATAACGCACCATCTGCTGATGCAAAATATTCAAAAGATAAAATCGAAGCAGTTATTAAATCTAAAGGATACAAATGGTTTGAAGGTGATTACAACTTAAACATTGTTGGTGTAAGAAATTCGGATACCGGTACTGCTGTAACTAACGCTTTTGATGATAAAATTACTGTATCTTACCAAGTAGGTGGGGAGTGGGTTTACAAAGAGTGGATGAACACAACAGACCCTGGAACAAAGGGTGTTAAGGAATACCATAATGCAGCTGGTGTTGCAAGATTGGTTCCTGGTCAATACATCAACTCACATGGTTTAGGATTACACCAAGGTAAATACGAAGCTCTAAAACAATTCGGTAAAGTAAAGGTTTATAGAGATGCTAACAGAGATATGAACTACGATGAGAAAGTAATTCAAGAAGGTGTATTTGGTATCAACATCCACAAAGCTGGTGCTAACTCTACTTATGTAGAGAACTGGTCTGAAGGATGTCAAGTATTCAAAAGAGCAGCTGATTTCGAAGAGTTTATGGTAATTGCTAGAAAAGCAGCATCTGTTGGTAATTCTAAATTCACATATACTTTGATTGAATCAAAAGATATTGCATAATGAAGTGGAAAGAAATTTGGGTTAGATTAAAAATCGCATTTTTCGAAACACTACAAATGTGGTAAATTATGGAATTAAAAGAATGTAAAGTAGTAAACACATCAATGGCTGGCGAGCCCGAATACCATGCATTTCAAAGAACTGATGATTTGAAAGTAATTCTTTTTAATGAAGTGGTGGGTGTAGTTCAGAATGAGGTTAGACGAAATTTTAACGCTGTTGATGATGTACTATATATTCGAAAACATATGGGAGCTCGATGTTATATGACTGAATATGATGGAGAGTTAATAATTTACTTAGATTAAAACAAAGGGAGAAGAAATTCTCCCTTTTTTATTTGGATATATCAAAACTTTTTCGTATATTTGATTTGTAATTAAGTTTGTAACCCTAAATCAAATCATATGGCAATTGAAAATTTCATCGGACAAATGGTAAATGTGGTAGTTACTATGGAAAATGGTAACACTGGTAAGAAACTACTTAAAGTTTGTAAAGCCAATTCTCGTTCGGTTTTATTAATTGAAGTAGATAGAGAAAATCGCAAAAACATCTTTCGAAAAGTATTTCGTAAGGATATTATGAATGTGGTAAACGATGATACATCTGGAAACAATGTAAACTCAGTTTATATGAAGAAAGGTGTTCTGCTTTCAAACAACAAATGGGAATCTTCTTGGGATTCCATTGGTTCAACACCAACTAAATCCCAATTCAGCCCTTACACAAAAGTAGTACGAAACCAATGGGGAAGTTGGAATACAACCAACTCACGAGCTGGATTTCCAATGGTGTAAAAAAAATTCAAATGTATTTGGAAATGTGAAAAACTTTTCGTATATTTGTATCAAATAAATTTCAGGTAACCTCCAAAAACTTGGTTTCTTGATATTTATATAAGGTGTAGGAAAGACACCATAATAAAACCAATAAATTATATAAACCTTTAAAATTTAAACAATTATGGCACTAGATTTAAGCGCAATCCGTGGACGTTTGAACAAACTCCAAAACACTTCAAAGAAAACCGATAATCTTTGGAAACCCACTCCGGGTAAACATCAAGTACGAATCGTTCCTTACAAATTCTCTCCTGAGAATCCTTTCATCGAACTATTCTTCCACTACAACATCAACAACAAAACTTACCTTTCTCCATCTTCCTTTGGGCGTCCTGACCCCATTGTCGAATTTGCTGACAAATTGAAGCGAATGGGTGATAAAGAAGATTGGAAAGCGGCTAAGAAAATGGAGCCAAAACTCCGTACTTTTGTTCCTGTTCTTGTTCGTGGTGAAGAAGGTGAAGGTGTAAAGTTTTGGGGATTCGGAAAGACCGTTTACCAAGAAATCTTAGGTTACATTGCTGACCCAGACTATGGTGATATTACTGACCCTAACTCTGGACGTGATTTAACAATTGAGTACATTTCAGCAGAAGATGCTGGAACTTCATACCCAACTACTACACTTAGAGTAAAGCCAAATGTAACTCCATTGGCTGGTGATGAGGCTCAAATCACAAACCTTCTACAAAATCAGAGTAATATTACTGATATCTATCAGGAACTATCTTACGCTGAATTGAAATCAGTATTGGAAGGTTGGTTGAACCCAACTGGTGAAGATGGTGAAGAGAGTGTAACTGAAAAAACTCTTTCAGCACCAGCCCCACAAGCAGCACCTGCTGTACAAGCAGCTCCTGCTCCACAAGCTTCAGTTCCCGCTGAGGACCGTAAAAAATTGGATGATGTGGCATCTGCATTTGATGATTTATTCAATAACTAATAGGTTACATTATGGCGAAAAAAGAAATAGATTTAGCAGAAGTTTTAGCTGAATCGCTAAACAAACAATCAAAAGACCAAAAAGTAGCATTCTTTTTGGATGGTGGAGATGCTCCTACCAATGTAGCGGGGTGGGTATCCACCGGAGCATCAATGTTGGATGTTGCCATTTCTAATCGCCCTTATGGTGGATTGCCTGTTGGTAGAATCACCGAAATTACTGGACTAGAACAATCTGGAAAATCATTGGTATCCGCTCACCTCCTTGCTGAAACACAAAAGCAAGGTGGTGTTGCGGTACTCATTGATACCGAAAATGCGGTAAGTAGAGAGTTCTTAGAAGTAATTGGAGTAGATGTATCTAAACTACTTTATGTAGCAGCTGAAACTGTTGAACAATGTTTCGAATATACTGAAACCATTATTGAGAAAGTAAGAGTAGCATCGAAAGATAAACTCGTAACAATCGTAGTGGATTCAGTTGCCGCAGCATCAACTGAAAAGGAGATGGAAGCTGATTATGGTAAAGATGGATACGCAACTGATAAAGCAATCATCATTTCCAAAGCAATGCGTAAAATCACTAACTTAATTGGTAGACAGAAAATCACTTTGGTTTTCACAAATCAGTTGAGACAGAAGATGAACGCAATGCCATTCTCTGACCCTTGGACAACTTCTGGTGGTAAAGCAATCGCTTTCCATGCATCGGTTCGTTTGAGATTGAAGAGTATGGGAACTATTAAGGTGAAAGAAAGTAGTGGTGATAGAATCGTTGGTATCAAAGTTCGAGCGCAGGTTGTAAAGAACCGAATGGGACCACCACTTCGTTCCGCAGATTTCGATATCTTCTTCGATAGAGGTATTGATAACTATGGGGCTTGGTTAGCGATGATGAAAGATAACAAAATCGTATCGCAGGGTGGAGCATGGTACACTTATGTGGATATCGAAACTGGTGAGGAATTCAAATTCCAAGCCAAAGATTTCCCTGAGTTGTTACAAACCAACGCAGAATTAGAAGAGCAAATTTACAAAAGAATTTGTGAAGCAACTATCTTACAATACAAAAAGGATTCAATGGATACCGATAATTTGGTAACGGATTCAGAAGTAATCGGAGATTAAATAAAACAATAAGTTATGAGCAGATTAAAAGAAATGTTAAAGGCCTCTGCGCAAGCAGATAAGGCAAAAGCACTCCTTACTTTGGAGTTGTTGGAAAAACATCCCGCTGGGATTGGTGACCATTCTACAAAAGATTTCTACGAAAACGCTGAAGAAGCACTTCAGATGTTGGTAGATGCAGATGATAGATTGGAAGCTATTGAGAAATACTTTGGTAATCCAAGTGTTACTTATACAACAACAACTACATAATGAAGGAACTCTATAAGGATATCCTCAACGAAGTAAATGAGGAACACAAAACGAATCACCTTCGTGAAAGGAATAGTAGAGTTCTGATTATTGATGGACTAAACACCTTCATCCGTAGCTGGACAACCAACCCCACAATGAATGAGGATGGTGACCATACGGGTGGGGTGATTGGTTCACTCAAATCTATTGGATTCCAAATTAGGGAATTTAATCCAACTCGTTGTATTGTTACCTTTGATGGGAAGAATGGTTCGGAATCCAGAAAGAAAATCCACGAAGGATACAAAGCTGGTAGAGAAAAGAACCGATTCAGAGTAAATCGAACCTATGGTGAGATGATGAGTGAAGAGGATGAAAGATTATCAATGAGGCAACAATTTGTTTGGTTGAATGATATCTTAGATTATCTTCCTGTTCAAACTATGATTTACGATGGAATCGAAGCTGATGATACAATTGCTTATCTAACCCAATACAATTCAATTGAAGAGGGTAATGAGGTAGTTATTGTTTCAACTGATAAAGATTTCCTTCAATTGGTTTCTGATAAAGTAAAGGTGTTCTCACCTACTAAAAAGAAACTATACGATAGACAAATGGTTTATGATGAGTTTGGTATCTGGCCTCAAAACCTACTTTTATATCGTACTTTAGATGGTGATACATCTGATAACATACCAGGCATCAAAGGATGTGGCTTAAAAACCCTTTTAAAGAGATTTCCTGAACTTTCTGAAGATAAACTTATCACACATGATGATTTCTTTCAAATGTGTGAGGAGAAGAAAGGGAAGATTAAACTCTATGATGATATCTTACAAGCAAAAGACCAACTTTTGATGAATAAAAGATTGATGGAGTTAAAAGAACCCCACATTCCAACAAATCAGAAGATGAAGATTTTGGATAGATTCCGAGAAGAGGATATTGAATTTAAAAAAATAGATTTCCTCAGAGTTGGACAAAAATACAAAGTTCTTCAGAATTGGCGGGATATCAATGATTGGTTACATTCAACTTTTCAAAATATTATTATAAAATAGTTTTGGTAATTCACAAATTTTTTGTATCTTTGTGAAATCAAATTAGGTTACAAATAAATGCAAAATATAGATACTCTTTCCAAATACGGTCAATCATTTCAAACAAAGGTGTTATCATCTCTGATTGCTGATGTTCGTATGTTGGATACTCTTAGTGAGATTATACATCCAAAGTTTTTTGAATCTGAAGCTAACAAATGGATTGCGGAAGAGGTAATTTCTTATTACAATGAGTTTAAGAAATCTCCAACGCTTGATGTGTTTAAGGTAGAAGTTTCGAAGTTAGATGATAAAGGGTTTCAGAAAAGTGTAGTAGAGCAACTCAAATCAGTTTTTACCCAAGTTGGTGATTCTGATTTGGATTATGTAAAGAAAGAGTTTTCTAACTTTTGTATTAATCAGAACCTAAAAAATGCAATCGTTCAATCAGTTGACTTACTCAAAGCTGGAAACTACGATAGAATCAAAGATTTGGTAGATAAGGCAATGAAAGTAGGTGTGGATTCCGATTTAGGACATGATTACCTTTTGGACTTTGAAGAAAGAACTGAAGAGGTTAATAGAAACACCGTTCCAACTGGTTGGGATTGTATTAATGAACTTATGGATGGTGGTTTGGGACCTGGTGAATTGGGAGTAGCAGTAGCACCTTCTGGAGTTGGAAAGACTTGGGTATTATGTGCATTAGGAGCCGCAGCTGTAAAAGCAGGTTTAAATGTAGTACATTACTCATTGGAACTTTCAGAACACTATGTTGGACAGAGATATGATACCGTCTTTACACAAATTCCATCTGCTGATGTGAAAGATAAAAAGGAATTTGTTAAGGAAAAGATTAGTAGGTTGAGGGGTAAACTTCTTATTAAGTACTTTCCACCCAAAGGTGTATCTGCTAAAAAGATAGAAGCCCATATTGAGAAGATGATAGCAGCAGGTAATCGACCTGATTTGATTATAATTGATTACGCTGATTTATTACTTTCTCACTCCAACAAATCAGATTCCACTTATGGTGAACAGGGTGGAGTTTACATTGAGTTGAGAGGTATGGGTGGAGAATTGGGAATTCCAATTTGGACAGCATCCCAAACCAATCGTTCTGGTATTGATTCTGAAGTTATTGAAGCGGATAAGGTAGCAGATTCCTACGCTAAGGTAATGAACGCTGATTTTATTATGAGTATCAGTAGAAAGAGTAAAGATAAATTGAACAATACTGCACGATTTCATATTATGAAAAACCGATTCGGACCTGATGGAATTACTTTCCCATCTAAGATGGATACCAACTCTGGGTTCATTGAAGTGTACGATGGCAATTCATCGGATGGAATCATTACACAAAAAGAATCTGCAAATGGTGAACAAATGGAGAAAAAGTTACTTCACAAAAAGTATGTTGAGAACTTTGGGTAACTATCAAAATTTGTACAAAATATCAAAAAAGAAAAAAGTAAAAAAATTAACTTTGGAATGAAATTTTTTTCCAATATATACAATATGTATAATCACCTTTCGTATCTAAACGGAGGTTTTAAATTTTAATATCTATGGCAACATCACAAGAACTATTCGAACAAATTAAAGAACTCTTCGCTGAATTTGAAGAGAATCACACCTCATCTACTAAAGCTGGTAAATCAAGAGCTCGTAAGGCAATTGGTGAAATTAAAAAATTGGTAACAGATTATAGAAAAGCTTCGGTAGAGGAAACAAAATAATTGTTCTTTTAGTGTATGGATGCCTACGATTACCTTTCTAATCATATAACAACCGATATTGCCCCATCTCCAATACATGGGATAGGTACTTTTGCCCTTAGAGATTTGGAGGTTGGTGAGCAGTTGTTTGTTAGTTGGAAAGGTAATAGTAGAATCTACACTATGGAAAAACGAGAGTTTGATTATCTACCCAATTATGTGAAAAGGGTAGTAATCAAATCTTATGAAAACAAACCAGAATACCCTGTAATTTGGTTTAGATTATTTAAGGATTGTTATTTTAATTTAGCAAATCCAATAGTTTACACCAACACCGCTGGAAAAGATGGTAACTTTGATTCAGTAACAAAAAAAGTTATTAAACCAATCAAAGCTGGTGAGGAGATTTTGGGAACTTACAACTTAGAAAATACATTGTTATGACATTCGATGAATTAATTGAAAACATCACCCAATGGGCTGATGAAAAGGGAATCCTTTCTCCTGATAATGTACCTAAACAATCAATGAAGGTGATGGAGGAGTTGGGTGAAACAATGGGAGCAATCCTAAAACAAAAAAGAACAGATGAGGTTATCGATGGAATCGGTGATATCTTTGTTACAGTTATTATTTTAGCAAAACAACTAAATTTAGACCCTACAATGTGTTTGGAATCAGCTTGGAATGAAATCAAAGACAGAAAGGGAAAGAATGTAAACGGTACATTTATCAAAGAAGAAGAACTATGAGCAATTTTGTAGATGAAGCAGCGAAAGAAGTCCACTTCGTAATTAAAAGAGGTGGTGAAAAGCAAGAATTTGAGTTATTGAAAGTACAAAACTCTATCTTAAAGGCAATGGAAGCCGTTGGTAAGGTAGATGAGGAAGTAGCAGAAAAAGTAGCACGAAGTGTAGAAAGAAGTTTATTTAAGTACGATTACCAAACCACCGCAAAAGTGGATGAGATTGGTGATGTGGTTGAAAACCGATTGATGGATGTTGGTTTGAATGTGGTAGCAAAGGAATATATCCTTTATCGTTCAAAACACAAACCTGATATCTTTAAGAAAAGAGCTAATCTTAAACCATACGAATACCCTGAGTTGGTAGAGTATGTTGATGCTATTAGACACTCTTATTGGGTTCATACCGAATTCAACTTTACTTCAGATATCCAAGACTTTAAAGTACATTTGAGTGAAGCTGAAAGAACTGCAGTTCAAAGAGCAATGCTTGCAATATCCCAAATCGAAATCGCTGTTAAAACCTTTTGGGGAGACATCTACAAAAAAATGCCAAAACCTGAGATTGGAGCAGTTGGTGCAACTTTCGCTGAATCGGAAGTTAGACACGCTGATGCATACTCAAACCTAATTCAAGTATTAGGATTGAACTCAGAGTTCGAAAATCTAATGGAAGTACCTGCGATTCGTAGAAGAATCAAATATTTAGAAAAATCTATTAGTGGTGCTCGTTCTATTGAAAACAAAGATTACTTTGAATCAGTAATTCTATTCTCTATGTTTATTGAGAATGTATCACTATTTTCACAATTCTTAGTTATCATGTCTTTCAACAAATATAAGAATGTATTGAAGGGAATGAGTAACGCTGTAGAAGCAACATCAAAAGAAGAAAACATCCATGCTGAGTTTGGATTTGAGTTGGTTAACACAATCAAAGCTGAGAATCCTGATTGGTGGACTGATGAGTTGGTTGAAGATATTGTTGATGCAACTTTAGATGCATATGATGCTGAATCTGATATCGTAGAGTGGATGTTTGAAAAAGGAGATTTAGATTTCCTAACAAAAGAACAAACTTTAGAGTTTATTAAAGATAGATTCAATCGTTCTTTGAAGGCAATCGGAATTGATAGTGTGTTTACTATTGATGAGAAATTGTTGGAAACAACTGAGTGGTTTGATGATGAAATTCTAACTACAAAGCACACCGATTTCTTCAACAAAAGAAGTATCAATTATAGTAAAAAACAAAAATCAATTACATCAGACGATTTATTTTAAAAAGTTATGGAAGAAAGACAAGCATTCGATTGGATTAATGAAGAATCCATTACCTTCTTACGAAGAGGGTATTTAAGTGAAGGTGAACAACCTTTAGAGAGAATTAGAACCATTGCTGAGCATGGTGAGAAACTATTGGGAATCGAAGGATTCGCTGATAAGTTCTATGATTATATGGGTAAAGGATGGTATTCACTATCTTCACCTGTATGGGCTAACTTTGGTAAGCAAAGAGGTTTACCTGTAAGTTGTTTTGGTTCAAATATTGGTGATAACATTGAATCAATTCTCTTTACTCAAGCCGAAGTTGGTGAAATGAGTAAAATGGGTGGTGGTACTTCTGGTTACTTTGGTAACATCAGACATAGAGGTGCTGAGATTACCGATAATGGTCATGCACCTGGCGCTGTTCACTTTATGAATCTTTTCCAAAGTGTAGTTGATAATATCTCACAAGGTTCAACTCGTAGAGGTAGATTCTCACCTTACTTACCATTAGACCATCCAGACGCTATGGAGTTTTTGGAGATTGGAACTGAAGGTTTCCCAATTCAAGACCTTACACATGCGGTAACTGTTTCTGATGAATTTATGGAAGAAATGATTGCTGGTGATACTGAGAAAAGAGCACTTTGGGCAAAAGTAATCCAAAGAAGAGGTGAGATTGGATATCCTTACATTATGTTCTCAGATACGATGAACAAAAACACTGTTGAGGTGTACAAAGAGAAAGGTGCTAAAATCTACAACTCTAACCTTTGTTCAGAAATCGCTCTTCACAACTCAGAAGAAGAATCATTCGTTTGTGTACTTTCATCTATGAATGTTCTACACTATGATGAGTGGAAAGATACTGATGCAGTTGAAGTGATGACAATGTTCTTAGATGCGGTTGTAACTGAATTCCTTACTAAGATTGAGGACATTAGAGATAGTGGTACAATCGAAGGTAAGAGAGCATTCTTCTACTTAGAAAAAGCATATAACTTCGCTAAAAGACAAAGAGCATTAGGTTTAGGTGTATTAGGATGGCACTCGTTTATCCAATCAAAAGGATTACCATTTGATAGTAGAGAATCAGCTAAACTTAACATCGAAGTATTCAAATTAATTAAAGAGAAATCATACGCAGCTTCTGAAGAGTTGGCTAAGATGTTCGGTGAACCTGAATACCTAAAGGGATATGGTAGAAGAAATGTAACATTGAACGCTATCGCTCCAACAACTTCATCAGCATTTATTTTGGGACAGGTTTCACAATCAATCGAACCAATCTGGTCAAATTGTTATGTGAAAGATGTGGCTAAGATGAAAGTTACTATTAAAAACCCAATCTTACAAAAACTATTAGCAGAGTTGGGTAAAGATGATAAAGAAACTTGGGATAGTATCAAACAAAACGATGGTTCGGTTCAACACTTAGAGTTCTTAACTCCTATGCAAAGAGAAGTATTCAGAACTTTCGCTGAAATTAACCAAGCTACTATCATCAACCAAGCGGCAATCAGACAAGATTACATTGACCAATCACAATCTTTGAATCTAATGATTGCACCTGATATGCCAACTAAGGATGTGAACAAACTCCTTATTGATGCATGGAAGTTAGGAGTAAAAACACTTTACTACCAACACTCAATGAACTCAGCACAAGCTTTCGCTAGAAAGAAATTGGGATTGAATGACCTTCAGTGCATCGCATGCGAGGGTTGATGTGAGGGATATGTGTGAAGGATAAAAAACTAAATTTCTTTATATTTATATAAAAGATTTAGTATGTTTGTTCTGTATGAAATAAAAAATAAAGAAACCGATTTTAGATATATTGGTTGTAGTAAGGATTATGAGAATAGGTGGGTTAGGCATAAACGAAGTTTAACTGCCAAAGCCCACCACAATCCTCATTTACAAAATGCTTGGAATAAGTATGGTGAAAGTTCATTTGAATTTTCAGTAATAAAAGAATTAGATAGTGAAGAATTTATGTTTTTAGAAGAAAGAGAACTGATATCTAATTCAAATAATTTATACAATATAGCTGAAGGTGGATATGGGGGTGATGTATTTACAAATCACCCAAATAAAGAAGAATACAGACAAAAATTATCAAAAGCTCAAATAGAAAGAAATAAAGACCCGAAAGAAAGAGAAACATCGAATGTTTTTAGAGGACTTGTTGGTAAAGAGTTAGAAGCTAGAAAGAAAGTTTGGAGTAATGCTAAGCGAGGTAATAAGAATAGTAACTTCAGACATAACACACCTGTTAAGCAAATCGATATGGTAACTGGTGAGGTTGTAAAAGTGTGGGATTATCCATCTCTTGTAAAAGAAGGTGGATTTAATCCAAAGTATGTGATGAAGTGTTGTAACAAACATGAATCATCTAAATCTCATAAAAAGTTTTTATGGGAATGGGTAAATTAAACACTAAATTATGATAAAATTAACTGATTTATTAAAAGAAAACTCATCATCCACATATGATTATGGCAATTTTTATGTGTAGTTATTATTTAAAATTGTAAATATGAAAGCATATAAGTTAATTAGAAAAATGAAAGATGGTAGTTTATCACCTTTATTTATAAACCAAAAAAGTAGATTACCTATCGGTTTGTGGATGGATGCAGAGTTTCACCCAAAGAAAGGATTTGCTGAAAGAAAAGGGTGGCATTGTACACTTGAAAAGAACGCACCGCATCTATCTGATAAAGGTAGAGTTTGGGTAGAAGTAGAGGTTGATAATTACGAATTGTATAAAAGACCTGAATCTCAAGGGGGGATTTGGGTATTGGCTCAAAGAATGAAAATTGTTAAGGAAATTTAATTACACATACCAACAAGAAAAATAAATAAAATATCACCCACATTTAACCATTGCATATCTAAAACCTGGTATGGGTAAAAAGTATGTTGATATGTTGAATAAAGCTAAAGCAAATGAATTTTGGTTAGCACCACAATACGCAGTTTATTCTGAAGCAGATGGAACTAAAACAAAAATTAATATTAGAATAGATTAAAATGATAGAAGTAAAAAAATTTGAAGCAGATTGGTGTGGACCTTGCAGAATGCTAAAACCAACCTTTCAAAAATTGGAAGGAGAATTTGGAAATTCGGTAAAATTTTCGTATATTAATGTAGATGAACAATCTGAATTAGCTGGTAAATACGGAGTTCGTTCAATCCCATTCGTAGTTGTTGAAAAGGATGGTGAAGTTGTTCAGAGTGTTGTAGGTGCACAATCAGAAATGACCTACTCAAATATACTAAAAGGTTTACTATAAAATAAAGTGAATGCCAATACTAAGAGGTCAGTCTCACCCATCAGCTAAATTGACGGATGAGCAGGTTATACAAATAAGAAGGTTATGGAAAATGGGACACCGAAACATTCGAGTAATTGCTCGAAACAATAAGTGTTCCTCAGCCAATATTCTAAGAATTGTGAGAAATGAGACATGGACACATTTGAACGAATTTTGGTCTGGTAGTTTATGAAAGAAAACAAAACATATTGCGATACTTCAAAACTATCGATAAGACTCATAACGAAATCGGTAGCGAAGGATATCATTGTTAACAACCATTATAGTGGATTGTGGACAAAGGTATCCTACGCTATTGGTTTATTTACCTCCGAAGTAGAAGAACACCCATTTTTTAGTGGTGTTGAAGATAAACTAATTGGTGTAGCTTGTTATGGAGACCCAATTGGTAGAAGTGCTGGACAATCAATCACACCACTCTTAGAAAGAGATGAAGTATTGGAACTAACCCGATTATTTGTATTCGATGGATATGGTTCTAATATTGAAAGTTGGTTCTTAGGTCAAACTTTTGATTGGTTAAGAGAAAACGCTCCACAAATCAAAGCACTTATTTCATACTCAGACCCTAAAGAGGGACATTGTGGAACAATTTACCAAGCAACGAATTGGTTGTATCAAGGTAACAAACTCAGATTTAACGATAGTTGGGATTTCAAATGGGAAGAAGATGGTGAATGGTATCATAGTAGAACTTCTTATGTAAAGTTTGGAACAAATGACCCAAGAGAAATCCAAAAGATGATACCAACTCCATTTTGGATAAGAAAGAATCCCAGAAAGCATAGATATGTTTACATTCTATCAAAGGGTGGTGAAAAACGAAAGTTACTCAAAACTTTAAAGCATCCAACATTCCCCTACCCAAAGGAGAACGAATTATTTGTGGAAGAGATTCACAAATTAGAACCAATAAATTTGGAAATTACAAAATAATTTTGTATATTTGTTTATTAAATGAATTAACATGACTGAATCAGAAGAAATTGAAGAAATCTTAATGGAATCATCATCTTATGGATTAAGAGTAGAAGTAATGAATACTGCTTCTAAGATTATGGGAAGTAATCCCAAAATGAGAAAAGTAGATGCATACCACCAAGCTTTCAACGAATGGGTAAAGTAGAAGGAAAAGATTATTGTGATGCTAATAGGGTAAGTGTTGCCCCTATTGCAAAATCTATCGCTAAGGATATGATTATTAAAAAGCATTATACGCATGCTTGGACAATGTGTAGATATGCGTTAGGTATCTATTATCAAATGGATGAGAAAGATATCTTTGGTAATGATAAACAATTAGTGGGAGTAGCTGTATATGGATTCCCAGTTGGTGCACAAGCATCAACCTCAGTTTGTGAGGGATTATCAAAGGATAATATCTTAGAACTTACCCGATTGTATGTAGATGATGGATATGGTTCAAAC